CGACTTTGTTCAGCGATACAGGTCGGACGACGCTGGCTTTAGTTGATGGCCCGGTAACCGGCATCACGGACTTGTCTGGCAATGGACGTCATTTGCAGACACCAACAGGCAATATTCTGCGGCGTGCGGGTGGCTACCTAGACTTTCCGGGTCCGCCTTTTATCGGCTTTGCACCTGCAGCCGCCAGTCAAGTTGGCAGCCTGCAAGGCTGGACTGCTGCAGCAGCAGTTCGTCCTGATGCTACGTTGCCTCTGTGCCGCTGGATGGACGCGAGCCCCGCGCTGCCAGATAACCGTGCTGTTGCACAAGCAATAGTTACTACCACTAGTACCTATGCAGTTACCTATGTGGTGACTGCTACACAAAAAGCACAGGCTGGCACCATACCACTTGTTGGTAACGCCAATGTCGTTCTGGTCAACATCTCAACAGCAACTACTTTGACTTTGCGCGTTAATAAGGTGCAGGATGCGCAGCTTACGTTCGCGGGCACTTTGGCTCAGTTTGCCAACGGCTTTTTTGGTGTCGGGGCTGCGTGGACTGAGAACACCACGCAGAACCAGGGTCCGGTCAAGGGTCGCATGTATGCGGCTTTCTGGATCAACCGGCCATTGACTCCTGCTGAGACAACGGGGCTTGAAGCCTGGATGTCGGCCAAGGCGGGGTTGCCGTAATGCTCACCGCAGGCGTCCTCAAGTTCGATGCCGAAGGCCGGATCATCCTGTCGGCTGAACCCCCGATCTACTTCAACGGCGGCACGCCGATCGCTGCAGACGGGGGCTTGGCGACCAGTGCCGAGGGCCTCGCCGAGCAGTACCTCGCCGCGATCGGCTACACCAACCCCGGACAGATCACCGACACCAGCAACCCCCTGGTGCCGGCTGGCGGGCCGATCACCGACCCGTCAGGCTCGCTGCGCATCAGCACGGGCCTGCCGCATCACTGGTATGCCGGCCTGCCGCTGACGATCGACGGGTTCCTGTCGACCAGCGGTGGTGCGCCACCCCCTGTAGACCTGGGCGCATACGACCACGGGTTCGACTCTGCCTTCGACATCGGAGATTGACATGCCACGCAAGACCGTCATTGCCCTGCTGACCGAGGCCGACACGAATCTGCCCGACAACACCGCGCAGGACATCAGCGCGGCCGACGTGCGGCTGCTGATGCGCGACGTCATCGAGACGTACTCCCCCGGCTACGGCATCGCCTCGATGGCGGCCCTGACGCTGCCGGCTCTGGGCATCACGCCACAGACGGTCACCTACGACGCGATCCTGGCGGCCACGCCCGAATACACGGTGGTGCCGGCAGCCGGCACGATCACGCGTCACGCCCAGGGCTTGCCCAGCACGGTCAACCGGGTGTCGTTCAACTGCGACGTCGCGGCACCGACCGGCAACGAGGTGGTCTTCTCGCTGTTCCGCGATGGCGTCGACATCCCTGGCGGCACGACCGTCAGCGGTCAGGGCCTGGGCAACGTCTCCCAGGCATCGTTCAGCGTCGGGGTCACAAGCTCCGATGCGCTCGACCATGTCTATGCGATCAAGGCGTCGAAGATCAGCGGCGGTGCGGACAACGTCGACCTGTCCAACATCCGTTTCTTTGTCGAGTACGTGCCAACGATTGGGATCTGACCATGAACATCTTTGAATACTCCAGGCAGCAGCGCGAGAAGGCCCTGGCCGATGCCGAGGGCGGCAATGCTCCCTCGACGCCACCGCCCGCCCCGCCCCCAGCCGGGGGCATGACCATGAGCCAGTCGGACTTCTTCCGGCAGCCGGCCAAGCCCAGCCCCGAGGCCCAGGCCAAGATACAGAAGGGTCTGGCCGAGGCCCTGCGCAAGCGCGACTACTGAACCGTGCGGCCGTGGCGCGCCAGCGGCCATGCACTACAACCGGCGCACGACGTTTAAACGCATAAGGAGAATCCAGATGGCCCTGTCCGCAGAGCAAGTGCAAGACATGCAGAACGCGATGCCCCCGACCGACTGGTCGAAGTTCAACGGGGGCTTGATGGTCCCGGGCATCAATCCCGGCATCAACGGGCCAGGGCCTGGGGACGACAGGTTGCACGTCCGTTTCTTCTTCAAGCCCCGCATCGACAACGAGGCTTCGATCCGCGAGAACCGACCGGTATACAAGGACACCCCCTACATCGAGATCATGATGCCGGGCGAAAAGAACGTGATCATCATCGAGCCGGTCTGGTCCCAGCACCAGCTTCGGTTCCCCGTGCAGTGGGCCCAGTTCCTGGCCGGCGAGAAGGACCAGATGGTGGGCACGCCGCTGAAGGTGGCCCCGTTCCTGACCGAGTCCCAGGTCGAGGAACTGGCCTTCTTCAAGATCCGCACGATCGAGCAGCTTGCCGACCTTGCCGACAGCAACATGAATTTCATGGGTGCGCAGATGCTCAAGCAATCGGCCAAGAAGTTCATCGAGAAGTCGCACAGTGCCGAGGCATTGATCGCACGCATCGAGGCCCTGGAGGCCGAGAACAAGCGGCTGGCAGAGGCGTCGGCCGAGCGGGGGCTGCAGATGGCCGAGGCGGCTGCGGTGCGCGAGCGTGAGGCCGCCCAGGCCAACGCCAAGTCCCAGCAGCACGGCCAGCGTCGATAGCCAGGAGCAGCGAGCATGCCCTATCTGATGGTCAACGAGGAGTCCCTACAGCAGGTCATCCAGACGTGCTGCTCGCTGCTGTCCCTGCCTATCCCGGCCGACCCTGCCGGCAGCACCGACCCCAACGTGGTGCTGATGAAGACGGTGGCCAATCTGGCCAGCCTGGAACTGCTCAACGCCTACGAATGGGCCACGCTGACCAAGCGGGCCGAGATAGCCGTGTTCACGGCGATCCCGCCCGCCGGCGAGGCCACCGAGACGCCCTTCGACCTGCCGGGCGACTTCTACCGTTTCATCGACCAGACCCAGTGGAACGGGGCCATGCGGTTCCCGGCCGTGGGCCCGGTCGCACCCCAGGGCTGGATGACTTACATGGTCTTCCCGATCAGTGCCAACTTCACGCTGACGTGGCAGGTCCGGCAGGGCCAGATCTGGTTCCTGAACGCGCCGCCGGCCCCGGGCCAGACGTTCAAGTTCATGTACCTGTCACGGGCCCTGGTGCAGGACGCGGACGACCCGACGCTGTTCAAGAACGTGGCCACCAAGAACGGCGACACGTTCCAGCTTGATGGAATCCTCATGGCCCTCATCACGAAGGTCAAGTGGCTGGAGGCCAAGGGGTTCGACAGCAGCGCGGCCGTGCGCGACTTCCTGCTGGCCTTCGACAGCCGCGTGGGCGCGCAGAAGGGGGCCAACATCCTGAACATGGCCGGCGGCCGGCACGACTACCCGTACATCGGCATCGGCAACCTGCCCGAGGCGAGCCTGTACGGCATGCGCCAGACCTGACACTCGAGTTACGCGTAACGAAATGGCCGTCACTCTTCCCCCTGGCTGGGTCATCACTCCGACTCTTGAGGAGGTCCCAAGCCCCAATGTTGGCACGCCGGCTGCGGGCTACTTCGCCCGGCGCACGTTCATCTGCACCGACGAGAACGGCCAGTACGTGTGCGCGAGTGGGGCCCAGGAAGACTGCGAGGCCCAGGCCCAGTCGATGGCCCAGTGCCGCACCCAGCAGCAGCCCTACTACGGTGTAGTGCCATGACCCTCGTTCCCTTCACCCGGCCGAGGCCGGCCACGCCTCGCCGCTCCAGCGCGACCATCACGCACTCGGCGTTTCCGTTCGTCTCGCCCATCAAGGGCATCGACGTCTCGCAGCCGATGCCCGGCGGCAACCCGCTGACCGCGATCCGCATGGACAACCTGATCCCGCGAGCCCTCGGGTGCGTGCTGCGGGCCGGCTACCTGCGCTGGGTCAGCAACCTGGGGGCCGAGGTGCGCTCGCTGATGCAGTACCACCCAGCCCTGGGCGACCCGAAGTTGTTTGCTGCCACCAGCCAGGGCAAGGTCTTCGACGTCACCACGCAGCAGCCTTCCAGCTTCGTCCCGACCCCCGTGCTGACGATCGCCAGCGGTGCGCCACAGGGCGAGTGGACGTCGCTGAACTACACCACCGATGCCGGCGTCCACTACCTGTGCGCGGTCAATCAAGCCGGGGGCTACTGGACGTTCGACGGCACGACCTGGGTGGAGCACATCAATGGCACGGGGCCAGGGCAGATCAGCGGCGTGAATCCGCGCTTGTTCTGCTTCGTGATGGTCTACAAGCGGCATCTGTGCTTCATCGAGGCCGACAGCACCCGCATGTGGTATCTGCCGTCCGGCCAGATCGCGGGCGTGGCCGAGCAGTTCGACTTCGGGGCCCTGTTCCCCAATGGCGGCGAACTATGCATGCTGGTCAACTGGACGTTCGACGGCAGCGCGGCCGGCACGGGTGCGGCCGGCGGTGGCCTGGACAACAAGCTGGTGATCATTGCAGACCAGGGCGATGTCCTCGTCTACTCCGGGGAACTGGTGTCGGAGACGACCGAGTTCGCGCTGTCGGGTCGCTGGTTCATCGGCCGGGTGCCGGTCGGCCGCCGCTTTGCCAGCCAGTACAGCAGCGACGTTGCGATGCTGTCCGAGCGCGGCATGTGCTTCGCGTCCGAGATGATGCGCGGCCAGGGGTTCTTCACCAACGCCCAGATGGCCCAGCACATCAACTCCGACCTTGCGGTGCAGATATCGAACACGCTGGACGTGCGCTACTGGGAGGTGAAGTTCCTGCCGCATGAGCAACTGATCCTCATCAAGCTGCCCAAGTACCAGGGCCTGGACAAGCAGTGGTGCTACGAGGTGAACAACGCCGCGTTCGCCAGCCTGCTCGACATCCCGATGAACACGGTCGACACCTTCGATGGCAAGACCTTCAGCGGCGATTACACGGGCAACGTCTGGCGGTGCTTCGCGGGCGAGTCCGATGGCGCGGTCGACACGACCCCGGGCAAGGACTTGCAGGGCACGGTGGTGACGTCGTTCCAGCCGCTGGGCGATCCGGTACGGGTCAAGCGTTTCCTGATGGTCAAGCCTTCCTTCTCGGCCCCGGTAGCCCCAGGCGTGCAAGCGCGTTTAAACGCCGAGTGGAACCTGGGCCTGCCCGGCAGTGCGCCGGCCTTCATTGCGTCCGGCGACTCTCTCTGGGACGGCGGGGCCTGGGACATCGCCCTGTGGTCGGGCGAAGGCAGTTCATTCGAGTCTTGGACGGGCGCGGTCGGCACTGGCCGCTACGCCTCGCTGGCCATGCGGGTGCGTGGCGCGTCCGGCACGATCTTTGTCGGCTGGCAGGCCCTGGCCGAGGCCGGCGGCATCCTCTAGGAGCAAGGCATGTTTACCATCCTCGGCAGCCTGATCGACGCGTTCAAGGGGCCCCCGCCACCCCCGCCGCCGGACCTCGCAGCGGCAGCGGAGAAGCAGCAGCAAAGCGCGCAGGACGCCCAGACCCGGGCTGACTGGGCGAACCGGCCGACGATCACCACGCCCTGGGGCACTCAGTCCTGGGACGCGAGCGCGGGCACCGATCCGGCCACGGGCAAGCCGATCACGAAGTGGGCGAGCAACACCGCGCTGACACCGCAGTCGCAGGCCACGCTCAATGCGACGATGAATTCGGATATGGCCCGGGCCCAGTTGGCCGAGGGCCAGCTTGGCCGTGTCGGGCAGGCCATGGCGACACCGTTCGACTGGCAGAACATGCAGGCCATGGGCGGCGTGCCCCAGGCCGGCGGCCTGCAGGCGGGCAACCTCGACCCGCGCCAGTACCAGACCCAGGGTGCGGGCCAGGGGATCATGTCGGGCCTGAACACCCAGTCCCTGGGCGCGATGCCCGAGGCCAGCGATGCCACCCTGCAGCGGGTGCAGCAGGGGCTAATGAGCCGGCTCGACCCGCAGCACGCCCAGCAGCAATCAGCCCTTGAGGCCCGGGTGGCCAACATGGGGCTGGCGCGTGGCAGCCCGCAGTGGAACAAGGAAATGCAGCGGCTGGGTGACACCCAGTCTCGAGAAAATTTCGACGCGCTGAAGGATGCCGGCGCGGAGCAGTCACGGCTGTACGGCATGCAGATGCAGGGCCGTCAGCAGGGCTTCAACGAACTGCAGGGTGCGGGTCAGTTCCAGAACCAAGCGCAAGCGCAGGGCTTCCAGCAGGGCATGGCCCAGAACGCCCAAAACTTCGGCCAGCAGGCCACGGCCGGCGCGCAGAATTTCGGCCAGCAGCAGGCCGCCGGCAACCAGAATTTCAACCAGCAGATGGCGGCATCGAACTACCAGAACCAGATCCGCCAGCAGCAGATCGCGGAGCAGATGCAGCAGCGCACCATGCCGCTGAACGAACTGAACGCGCTGCTGCAGGGCACCCAGGTCGGGCAGCTTCAGACCCCCAGCTTCAGCACCAGCCAGTCGACCGGCGGGACGAACTACTACGGGGCGGCCAAGGACCAGTACGGGGTCGGGCTCGATGCGCAGAACGCAGCGGCAGCGGACAAGCAAGGGGTCATGTCCGGCCTCGGATCGATAGCCGGCATCGCGGCGATGTTTGCATAGGAGAACGACATGGCAGGGCAGCAGAATTTCGACTGGCAACAGTACATGGGCCCTGGCGGCCTGGGCGGCGGCTTCGGCGGCATCGGTGGCTTCGGGGGCGGTGGTGCCGGGGCGGGCGCGCTGCCGGGGGTCGGCATGCCCGGGGCGGACGAGGGCATGGGCCCGGCAGCCGCTCCCAACCCGTTCAGCATGCAGCAGCAGGCCAAGGGTGGCGGCGACAAGGAAAAGATGCTGATGGACTACCTGACGACCATGGGCTCGCTGCAGCCCGAGCAGCAGCAGCTTCAGCGTCAGCGCGCCATGGCCGACCAGCTTCGCAAGACCCCGATGCCCGAGATGCGCAGCGTCAGCGGCGGGCGCATCCAGCGCGCGGCCAACCCCCTGGAGTTCATCGGCGCGGCGGGCCAGCAGGCCATCGGCAACTACCGCAACCGGCAGGCCGACGAGGCGCAGAAGGGCATCGACGCCAAGAGCAAGGACGCCTGGGACGCCTACCGCAAGCGCAACTTCGACCGGCCCGACGAGGGTTCGATGGGCGGCTTCGGCGAGGGTGGCTTCGGGTTCGGAGAGTAGGAGACGACCATGGCCGGGTTTGACTCCGAGGCACTGGGCTACCTGCTCGCCGGGCTGTCGCCCGACGAACGGGTGCAGAAGGACGCGGCCCTCCGGTCGGCCAAGCTGCGCGGCGACGTCCCGCCCATGTTCGATCAACGGCCGCGCTGGGGCATGGAGGACCCCTACGCCAACGGCGCGATCCCGCCGGCCCTTCAACCGCCACCGCCCGACCAAACGGCCGCCCAGCCGCCAGGATCGGCCGCTGGCGCACCGCAACGGGGTGGGGGTGGCCTACCCCTTGCCATGGCCGCTCGCGCGCCTGGAGGCGGTTCTACGGCCCCGGCTGTTACAAATAGCCCGCTGGAGGGCGAGTACGGCAAGCTGGACGCCAGGGAGCAGGCAGCCTACGAGGCCCAGAAGGCCATGCTGCAGCCGCCGGACTACGCCAAGGCCCAGGAGGCTTACCAGAAGCGCGCCGAGGGTGGCGGTCGGCAGATGATGCTGGCCCTGGCGGCGCAGCGTGCCGGCGAGGGTTTCAACCCCATGCAGGCTCACTTCCTGAAGCGCGCGGCCGAGGCCGAGGCCCCGATGAAGATGCTGGGCGGCCAGATGACCCCGGAAGGGTTCATCGAGGACCCGGAGTACAGGCAGGAACTGGCCCTCAAGCGCAACGACGCGGAACTGCGCCAGATCGCAGCGGCCAAGGCGTCGAACATCTCGCTGCAGGAACGCAACCGGCTGGAACTGCGCGAGGAGCAACTCAAGCGCGAGATGCAGCAGAACGCCTTGCAGTCGGCGCAGATGATCGCGGCCGGCCACGACCAAGCCCGGATCGACGCCAAGGCCGGCGGCGGGGCGGGCAAGATCCTGCCGGCCAAGACCATCGACAACTTCACCGAGGCCCAGAACAAGGTCGGGACGATGACGCGCCTGGGGCAGGAGTTCAGGCCCGAGTTCGCGGGCGGCGTGGGCGGGCTCAAGCAGGCGGTCGGTGCAACCATCCCGATGCTGGACAACCCCAGCAGCGAGTGGTGGCGCAACTACTCCAAGGAGTCCGAATTGATCGAGCGGCACGGCCTGTTCGGGTCGGCCCTCACGCCCAGCGAACTGGCGTCCTGGCGCACGGCCGACATTCGTGGCGGCATGCCGCCCGAGATGATCCAGAAGAACCTCGCCCGGCGTGACCAGATCCTGCGTCAGCACTTCAACCGGGCGGTGCAGAACTACGGCAATTCCAAGTACGACGTCTCGGCCTTCGAGGACCCGGTCACGGGTGCGCCTGGGGGTGCCGGCATGCCGGCGGCTGCGCCGCCAGTGGCACCCCCCGCAGCCGGCGGCCTGCCCGCAGGTTGGTCAGTGAAGACGAGGCCATGACATGCCTACCTTCACCTTCACCGACCCCCAGGGCAAGACTCACGACGTGACCGGGCCGGAAGGCTCCACGCCCGAGCAAGCCTTCGGCATCCTGCAGCAGCAGCTTCCCAAGCAGCCCGAGATGGGCGGCTGGGAGAAGTTCGGTGTCGGGGCCAAGCATGGGTTCATGGAGGGCATCCATGGCGTGACCGACCTGGGACGTCGGGCGATCGGCCTGGACCCCAGCGAGGAGAACGCGGCCGAGGAGGCCAAGTACCAAGCCACCAAGCCCGAGGGCTGGCAGACCACGGCTGGTGAACTGACCGGCGGCGCGGCCCTGCGCTTGCCCCTTGCGCTGGTCCCTGGCGGCCTGCCGGCGCAGATCGCGGTCCAGGCAGCGGCCGAGGCGGCCCTGACGCCTGGGGACCTTGCGACCCGGGCCAAGGCGGGGGCCATGGGCGGTGCGGGGGCGGGCGTCGGTGGCGTGGTCATGAAGGGCTTGGGCCGGGTGGCCAAGCCGATCGGCGACAAGGCCGCCGATACCCTGGCACTCGAAGCCCGGGGCGTCGAGCCGACCTTCGGGCAGGCCATGGGCCAGAAGGGCACCGCGATCGGCCGGGCCATCAACGCTGTCGAGGAGGGCGCGCAGTCGGTGCCCCTGGCCAGCGGCCCGCTGCGGGCCTCGCGCGAGCGGGCCATGGAGCAGTGGCGCGCGGCCACCCGGCAGGATGCGCTGCCCCCAGGCTACTCTGGCCCAGTGCCCAGGACCGTGGACGAGACGCGGCAGGTCATCGGCGACATGTACGAGACGGCCCTGCATTCGGAGCGGCTGCCCTACCAGTCGGTGCAGTACCAGCCCGACATGCGGGCCCTGTCGGCCGGGCGGCCGATCACCAACGAGCAGCGCGACTTGGTCGAGCAGACCTTCGAGCAGATCAGGCTCAAGAACCTGCAGAACCCCGTGCCTGGGGC